TGAATGTTTTAAATATCTTAGTGAGAATCCTCTTCCTAATCTATGGCTGGGGGTGAGTGTGGAGGATCAGAAATCTGCTTATGAAAGAATTCCTCTTCTTTTGGACACGCCAGCTGCGGTACGATTTGTGAGTTGTGAACCGTTATTGGGGCCGGTTTATCTGGATGAAATTCCGCAAGTTTTGTTATCCGTGACGTCGACGAATCGGAAAGATTCATATTTAGTTGGAAAGGGTCGATTGGATTGGGTGATTGCTGGCGGGGAGAGTGGACCGAAGGCACGACCGATGCATCCGGATTGGGTGAGAGGTCTTCGGGATCAGTGTCTGGCGGGTAATATTCCTTTCTTTTTTAAGTCGTGGGGGGAGTGGGCTCAAACTTATTATAATTTTTTGGTGGTTGATAAATTTGGAAAGAAAAAAGCAAGCCGGTTGTTGGATGGAGTGGAGTGGAATGAGTTTCCGGAAATTGCCGTCAACGAATAAAAACTAACGAATAAACGAATAAGTTAGTCCATAGTGGACAGTTTAAAGTGGAAAGGGAAAAGAAATGATAATTTCGGAATGTGAAGGATATAAAAAATTATTAGCTGTTGTTGTAAAAGATCTTAATGAAAATAATCATCATGATTATCAAGCAACATTTGATTGGGTTATTGATAGAGCAAAACACTACGCTGAAAAAACTGGATTGCAAGCATCCGATATTTTAGATTCCTGGGAGAAAAAACGATCTTACTGGTATATGAATTACTATCAGGAATGTAACCAACCATTGATTGAATCAGATTCTGTGAAGGTTTTTGAAACAGTAGATGAGTTAATGAAATCAATTGGAAATCTTGGCTTTCGTTGCCCCATGTGTGGTGGTGTATCAAAATCTCCTTATGAATGTGATTCAGGATTGGATATGGAAAAAGGTAAGATTTGTGATTGGAAAGTTTATGGGTTGTTTAGAGGTTTAGGAAAAGATATATTTGTTTTTGTGAAAGAGAAAGTCAAAGGGGAACACATGTTTATGCCAGTGGCATGGGAAAAGGAGGAGTGATGAGTGATGAAAAATGTAATACAAATTTACCTGAAGCCTTGGTAAAGGAAATCGAGCGTAATCGAGAATTGCTTGAAGAGTATAAAAAAATTCCTGGTGGTGTATTTGGTGCAATGGTTATTAGTATGGCCATAAATAATGCGGTCGATGCACTCGCGAGTGGAGATATTGTCGAAATACTGAAAGCATACGAAGCTATAAAAGACACTGAATAGGAGGAGTGATGCATGGAAGGCCTGTGTTTGTTTTCAAGGGTGATCGGACTCCACCAACTGGTGAATTGGAGTGTCCGGAGGCGATGCTGAGCAAGGGGAAGTCGTGCGAGGATTGCTCGGTGGATTGTTATCGAAAAGGGTTTACTGCAGAACAGGTTTATGATGATCATATGATTATTAGATTTAGGATATCTGGAGGTGTGAGGTGAGTGATGGCGAGTGAAATTCAGGATTTTACGTTTACGCTGGATAAGATTCCGGATGGGGGGAATTTGAAGTTGCGGGTTCATGTGAAGTATAGCTGGGTCTTTAAGTTGCGATTTTGGCTTGGGATGAAGTTGGCCAAGATGGCGGCGAGGTTGTTGAATATGAGAATTGAGACTGAGCTTGTGGAAGAAAATGAAAATGCGCTGGATTGACTTTTATTTTGTGGATGCTATAATGGAGGTGAGCTAGCACTCGACGGGCATTTTTGTTTAAAAGTCAATTGCACTACAAGTGCATAAATATTTGTAGTCAAAGCCCTATTGTGGAAACAGATTGCTCCGAGTTGCTAGCTCCTGTAATTGACGTCCACAATAGGGTTTTGCGTTCACGGATTTGAATAAGGAGCTAGCAAAATGAATAAGCGTACTGTGAAAGACCCGGAATTCGGGGAATGGGAACTGGATGTTGAACTGGCAAAGCGGAATGATTACGACCCGCGTTTTGTGTCCTGGCTTGCCTGGACGGTATTGGAAAGTCTGTTGGCACGGCTTAAGGATGATGCTACGAGCCGGGAACTGGCTGATTACGTTTATTTGCTGACAGCGGCGGAATGGGCTTACCGGACAAAGGATTATCAGTATATTGATAAATTGTTCGTGAAAGAGCTGATTCCAGAGGCGACAAGATTGATAATCGGAAGCGGGGGCGAATTAGTGAGCAAGGGATTGATATTTACTAAGAAATAATTTTTGAGAAGGAAAAAGCCAGGGTTTAGACTCTGGCTTTTTTTGTTGGTTTTAGAAAGATGGGTAAAGCATTTTTGAAGGGATAAAAATGCTTTACCCTTACAGGATGGATTCTACACAGTGAAAAGATCGGAGGTTGGGACTCTGGTCTTTTTTGTTGGTTATTTGGGTTGGGTTGGTGCAGGAAACGCGGGAAAAGGCTGATTTTTGGGGGTTGTTAACCGATTCAGGTTGTGTTAAAATATTAATGTAATATTCAATTATTGAATTTTGGTTTTTGATAATTTAATAGGCAGTGAGGAGATGGTCCCTCCGCTCCTCACTGCCAAAGTGGCAAGCCAGATGTAGTTCTGGCAATTGGTAGAGATGAGCGCCTACATTGGATTTTGTGTCCAGTGTGGGCGTTTTTTGGTTAACGCAAAGATAGCTAAGGGCGCAGAGAACGCAACCCCCGCGGAGCGAGGGCAAGAGGGGCAAAGCATTTTGAGGAGATAAAATGCTTTGCCCATACAAAGAAAGAGGAAGGAGAGAAGAGATGGAAGGTTTGGGTTTGATTTTGGATGTTTTGGTGGCGATTGGTGGATCGCTGGGTGTGATGCTGGGGGTGATGTTTTTCCTGGCTTTGGTGATTCAGACTGCGACAGAGTTTTTGTTTGGGAAGATTGAGGGGATTCTTGTTTCGATTTTTCCATTGCTGGCGGAGTGGCTGAGTAAAACGAAATTACGCGAGGGTTTGATTGCTATTTTTACCTGTGGACTTGGTGTTTGGGCTGCCTTCCTGTACCAGCTTGACTTGATTTTTTTGATTTCTGAATTATTTGCAGTGGTTTCTGAGGTACAGAATCCATTCACGGTTACTATTTTTGGTCTGCTTTTGACCGGTGTGATGTTTGGTATGGGCGCAGGTTATTTGCATGATTTGATTATTAAGCCATTGCTGAAACGTTCACAACCGAGTGCCGGTGATGGTCCTGATCATGCGGGATGACATTACCATGACAGATAACGAGTTGAGGGGTCTGGAAAAACAAATCGGAACGCTTGGAGAACGCATGGAAAAGGGTTTTGAGCGGTTGGAAAAATTGATGTCAGGCGTGGAAGAGCGTGTTCGGGTGGTGGAAACACGGGAAGCCGGTTGTCAGCCAATATTATCTGGACGGATTGACGCGGCGTGGAGAACGATTGATGAGCATGGCAACGAGATTAAAACAATCAAGAAAACGCTGGATGCCTTGGTACATACCAATAATATTTTGAAGTGGCTGTTGGGGATCAGTACTGCCGGTTTGACCGCGCTTTTGATTAAGTTAGTGATTGGTGGTTGATATGTTGTTTGGCAAAGGGATGTTTATCTGGATGATCCGCTTTACCGAGGACGGGGATGTTAATAAGATTGCGGATTTGCTGGAAGAGGCGAATATCACGAATGCGTGGATCAAGGTTGCGGATGGTCCGGGGCGTTATAACATCGATCCGTTGGGACATGACCGGGTGCCTGCGCTGGTGGCTGCTTTGCGAATGCGTGGGATCTCTGCCTGGGGATGGCAATATATTTATGGGCGTTACCCAGAGCTGGAAGCGGACATGGCGATTCGACGGATCAGGGAGTTTGATCTGGACGGGTTTGTGGTGAATGCTGAGCTGGAATTTAAGCAACCCGGGATGGCTGAACAGGCTAAACGATATATGAAACGCTTGCGAGCTGCCTTTCCGGATTTACCCATCGGATTATCTACGTACCGGTTTCCGGTTTTACACCCTGAATTTGTGTTTGATGCGTTTATGCCGTATTGCGATTTCAGCGCTCCGCAGGTTTATTGGGCTGGGGCGACGAATGCGGGTGCGCAGCTGGAACGATGTTTGAAAGAGTATAAAAACCTGAATTATAAACTTCCAATTTACCCGACCGGGGCAGCTTATAAAGAGCATGGCTGGGAGGCGAAGGCATCGGAGATGGTTGATTTTATGGCGACCGCGAAACGTCTGGGTTTGCCTGGTTTCAATTTTTGGGAGATGCGCAGCAGCCGGATTTATATTCCGGGGGGTTGGGAGGCGATAAGAAGTTTTCAGTTTAAAGTGGAAAGTGGACAGTCGACAGGAAATACACAACCAATACCGCCGGGGACGGGAGACGGGGGACCGGAGACTGGGCAAGGACACCAGCCCTTACAGGGGACGGTGTTGACACAGAAGGTAAATGTGCGGACGGGTCCAGGAGTGAGATTCTCGGACGTTGGAGATTTGGTGCGCGGGGAAAGCGTGCCGATTTTGGAGATTGGCGGAACGGATATGTGGGCGAAGATCCAGGATTACCCCGAGCGATGGGTTGCAATTGAGACTGGCGGGGTGCGTTATTTAGGAGTGAGTGATGCCGATCCCGAATAAATCAGATTTTGATCATTTTCAGCAATTGGCTTTGGGGCTGGATATTCCTTTGGAGGAGACATCCACGGATGAGGCTGGATGGGTGAGCCCTGAGGAGGCACGGCGCAGAAGTGAGAGCGCACGTCAGGCGCTGGAAGTGAGATCTCTGGATGAAACTCCCTGGATGCAGGATTATTTGCAATTACGGGATGCAGGCTGGCCGTGGCGGGTGGCGGCTTATATTGCCTGGGCTGGCAGCCCGAAAAAAACACGCTGGCCGAAAAATCAGGATGAGCTGGCACGACAGGTTTTGGGTTTGACGAGCGATCGACAGATTTATACCTGGAGAACGCGAAACCCTGCGATTGATGAGGTGATTGCTACCTTCCAGGCGGCTCCGCTGTATGAGCACCGGGCAGACATTTATGATGCGCTGATCAAGAGCGCGACGAACGCGGATTATAAGAATCATAATGACCGGGAGCTGGCTTTGAAGATGTTGGGCGATTACACACCCAGCCAGAATATTAATGTTAAAGATGCCAGGTTGAAGGATCTGGATGAAATGACGGATGAGGAGCTGATCAAATTGGCTGGATCGATGAAAGATAGCTCACAGCTCACAGCTGATAGCTCACAGGAAGAGGATTGAGGATTGAGGATTGAGGCAGAAGGAAAAAGATGGCAGTTACGACGGTAAAAGAAACTAAGAAGGCGAATAATTCGAGTAGTGCACGCGCTGAGCTGGCGCGGAGGGCGCTGGCGAGACGGAAATTGATTGCATTTTCCGAATATTTGCTTTCCTGGTATGGGGCTGCCCCTCATCATAAGATGATTGCTGAAAAGCTGGAACAGGTGGAACGTTATATTGCGACCAAAGGTAAAGAGGGAATTGGCCGATTGGTTATTCAGGTTCATCCACGCTCGGGAAAGACTGAGATTGTGAGTAAGATTTTTCCCTCGTGGTTATTGGGCCGACTGCCTGATTCACGGGTTATTTTGACGAGTTATGGGGCTGACCTGGCGACGGAGAATTCCAGATCGGTGCGTAATTATTTGCAATCGGAACGGTATCAGAATGTTTTTGGCGCACGGTCTTCGGTGGATGATAGTGTTTCTCTCTCCGATGACAGCCGGAGTGCCTCGAGCTGGAGTCTGGCTGATCCGCATCGGGGTGGTGTGGTGGCAGCCGGTGTGGGTGGCGGTATTACTGGTAAGGGGGCGCATTTGTTAATTCTGGATGATCCTTTCAAAAACCGGGAAGAGGCGGAGAGTGAGGACCATCGCGCACGGGTGATCAGCTGGTGGAACAGCTCGGCTTATACGCGGTTGGAAGATGGGGCTGCGATTGTGATTATCCATACACGCTGGCATCCGGATGATGTGATTGGTCATTTGCTGCAAAAGATGGCGAGCGATGACCCGCTGGCGGATCAATATGATGTTTTATTTTTGCCTGCGATTGCACTGGAAGAAGATGAGTATGCTCCGAACGAGGAGGAATTTCAGAAGAATCTATTGGAAGGACTTTACCTGCCAACCATGGAAATGGGTGACGCGCTGGGTCGCAAAGCTGGTGAGGCGTTATGGCCGGAGAAGTATCCACGCGAGGCACTGGATATGATCGCGGCGAATATTGAGGATTATGAATTTTCCTCGCTGTATCAGCAGCTTCCAAGGTTGTTGAGCGGTGGATTTTTTGACCAGAAAAGTTTCAAGATTATTGATCATGCTCCGGAAGGTCTGGTGTGGATGGGGTATCTGGATATTGCCCTGGGTGAGAGTGAGCGGGCGGACTGGAATGCATGTGGACGGATTGCTTTTGATGGGGATGCGAATCTGTATATCCGGGATATGGTGCGGGTGCATGAGTATGACCGCTTTGTTTCGGTGATGGTGGACGTGATGCTCTCGCCAGAAGAGCGGAATGTTGTGTGGGGTGTGGAAGCAAACGCCTTTCAGAAGCTGGCTTTCCGGGAATTTATGAAGAATCGCCGGTTGGTGAATGTGCCGATTTACCCGATTACGGTGGATAAGGACAAGGTTACGCGGGCGCGGCCTTTACGATCGCGATGCGTGGCAGGCAAGGTTTACCTGGTGCGGGGTGCATGGACGCGGACATTTTTATCCGAGGCGATTGGATTCCCACAGCGGAAACATGATGACCAGGTGGATACGATCAGCGGCGGGATTAAGATGTGGCCGATGTACGGGAAGGGAGAGCAACGCAAGATGAGACAGAGGAGTTGGGCATGACTGATTTAAGCCAGGCGTTTGATTTGATCCGATTAAAACAAAAGAATTACCAGCAATTGTATGATTATTACGATGGCAACCAGCCGTTGATGTACCTCGCCAGTCGTTTGCACAATATTTTCAAGGGGTTGGATGCTTATTTTGCTGAGAACTGGTGCGCGGTGGTGATTGATACCTGTAAAGAGCGGATCAGTTTTAAACGCTGGGAAGTGGAAGATAAAAAGGTTCAGGCTGTTTTAGACCAGGAATATGAGTTATCTGAACTTTCGATTGAAAGCGATGATGTGGCTGAAGCGATGATGGTGGCGAGTGAGGGTTATTTAATCTCGTGGCCTGGAGAGGGGACTTATTACAACGATCCGCGGGTGTGCCATGTCTTTTATGATGTGGAAAATCCGAGGAAAAAGAAATATGCAGCCAAATTGTGGGTGACAGCGGATAAAAAGAACACACGGATGACGCTGTATTATCCGGAGCAGATCGAATATTACATTGCTGAAGGCGATGATGTGGCGAGCGCGGATAAATTTGTGTTGTATACCAAAGAAGGCAAAAAAGGCGTGGCGAAAAATCCTTATGGGATGGTGCCAGTTTTTCACTTTAAGCTAAATAAACGGGGATATTCGGACCTCAAAAATATCGTTCCGCTGCAGAACGCCGTCAATAAATTGATCAATGACATGATGGTTGCATCGGAATTCAGTGCCTTCCGCCAGCGCTGGATTATTTCTAACGCGCAGACGGATGGAAAATTGAGCAGCGAACCGGGGGCGGTTTGGGAGATACCGGGAGGAGACGGGATTGGACAGGAATCCCAGGTGGGTGAATTCTCCTCCACGGATCTCAAAAATTACATCCAATCGATCGAGCGGTTTGCCTCGAGCATGGGTGTGATCAGCAGGACCCCGAAGCATTATTTTTACAGGCAAGGAGGTGATCCATCTGGAGAGGCGCTGATTGCGATGGAAGCGCCGCTGAACAGGAAAGTACAGGATCGGATTGACAGAATGATGCCGGTTTTGAAAGAGCTGGCGGTTTTTGTGGCTAAGACGAAGGGGCTGGACGTATCCCGTCAGGATGTGTTGCCGGTATTTGACCGACCGGAAACGATCCAGCCTTACACGGATGCACAGACGATCCAAACAGAAGTGACGAGCGGGATCCCGTTGATGACGAGCCTGCGGTGGAGGGGTAAGACCCAGGCGGAGTTGAAGCGGGTGAAGGGTGAGATTGATGAGGCAGACCAACGCAAGGCGAGAAACCTGGCAGAGGCTTTGCTGATGCAACAACGAAATTTTGATGGTGGAGAAAATTCTTCCTCATCTGAATCATCGAGCGAGAAGCTCGAATAACAAAAATAGGAGGGCGAGATGCCTACAAAGTTTGAAGATTGGTTGAAAGATCAGACAGATGAAATTAAGAGCATGTTTGAAGAGCATGTGAGTGGATTGAAAACTGCGTTGCAATCCGAGAGGGATTTACGCAAGGATGATTTGAAAGAGCTCAAAAAACTGCGTGACCTGGCTGATAAAGGCAGTGATGCGGAATCCAAGTTGACCGGGATGGTTGACAAACTGGAGAAAACAGAACTGCAGGCGAAGTTTTATGAATCGGCGATTGGTGCCGGGATCAAAAATCCGAAAGCGGCTTTTTTGCTGGCGCAGGCCGATGGTTTGGTATCCAAAGAAAAAATTGATTTTGATGGACTTAAGGCGTCCTATCCGGAAATGTTTGGGAGTGAACCGCAACCGAAAGGAAATGCGGGTGAGGGCAGCAACCAGGGGAATAACACTGGCAAAGCCGACATGAACGAATGGATCCGGACGAGGGTGCAATAGACCCGATGAGGGAGAAAGGTTATTGAAATGCCATACGATAGTGTAATTAATCGAGCTGATGTTGACAGTATTGTCCCAGTCGAAGTGAGTTATGAATTGTTGAATTCGATTGAGCAGGAAAGCGCGATGCTCAAGATGGCGCGCAGACTGCGCAATATGTCGGTTTATGAGGAAAAATTGCCCGTGCTGAGCGCGATGGCAACCGCGTATTTTAACGGATCTGAAACCGGATTGGCTCAGACCTCCGAGGTTAACTGGGAGGATAAGACCATTTACGCTGAGGATCTATCCGTGATCGTCCCGATCGCGAAGAATACCCTGCGGGATGCGAAGGTGCCTTTGTGGGATGAGATCAAGCCGGAAATGAAGAACGCGGCAATGGCAGCGATTGAAGCTGCCGTATTGTTTGGCACCAACAAACCGGGAACATGGCCAACCGCGATTGTTACCGCTGCGGCAGCCGCCGGGCACAGTGTGACCATCGGGACAGGCGCTGACCTGTATGATGACATTCTGGGCGAGAGTGGGTTGTTTGCGCTGGTGGAAAATGACGGGTTCGGTGTGACCGGTTGTTATGCTCATCTGGGAATGAAGGGCAAGCTGCGTGGCGTGCGCTCCGGAGAGGGTGTTCCGATTTTCAATCGGGATCCAGCTGCACCGATGCAATACACCCTGGATGGGACTCCGATTTACTTCCCGGAGAATGGGGTACCTTCTGTCAATTATCCGTTGATTGCCGGACAGTGGAGACATCTGGTTTATTCCTTCCGCCAGGATATTGAATTCGAGATCAGCACCCAGGGTGTGATTTCGGATGGTAACGGTGTCGTGATCAGCAACCTGTTCCAACAGAACATGGTGGCTTTGAAACTGCACATGCGGTTGGGATTCCAATTACCGAATCCGATTAACCGGGTGAACACGAATGCAGGCACCCGCTATCCATTTGCGGTTTTGGTGCCGTAGGACAGGATTCAGGATTGAGTTTTGAGTTTTGAGGGGGTAAAGCATTTCGAAAAGATGAAATGCTTTACCCATACAAAGAAAGAAGGAAAATATGAGTTTTTACCCTTTTAATCCAAATTTAGGGCAGAAGATCCAGGGTGAGGCGGGGGTAGTGCCTTTTGACCGTGGGTTTGTTGGACATTATCTGATTGCACCAGCTGCGATCTCGGCGGTTGCTGTATTGGCAGCGACTGCAATGACTGATGCTGTGCAGACGATTACGGCAGGAATTACCAATCCTGATTTTCCGCGGACGGTGACAGCCAAAGGGAATGCCTCCGGGATTACCGGTAATGTGGTTGTGACCGGGAAAAATGCAGCCGGTGCGACGATTACCGATACGATTGCGTTGAACGGTGCCACCGAAGTGGAAGGCGTGAAGGCATTTAAAGAGGTGACGAGTGTGCAATTGCCGGTGGAAGTGCACGCCGGGACGGATACGGTTTCCATTGGTATTGGCAAGAAATTCGGGATGCCCGCGATTTTGGCCAATTCTGCCTGTTTGCTGGTGAAGCTGTTTGATGGCTCGGCTGATACCGGGTCGTTGACTGTGGATAGCGATGAGGTGGAGAAAAATCTTTTTGCGCTGAACGGGACCCCGAATGGCGCGAAGGTGATGGATCTGTTTTTTATTGTGTAAAGAACAGGGTAAAGCATTTTTGAAGAGATAAAAATGCTTTACCCGTACGATATGAAGGAAGCATTTTTGAAGAGATAAAATGCTTTGCCCTTACGGGAAGGAGGAATCATGGGAATAGGAAGTTATCCGGTAGCAAAATTTGGTGTAGATGTGGTGGTGGCACTGAATGGAACAAAGTCCGCAGCTGGCGACATGCGAGGTGCGACATTTTGTGGAGTGGCAATTCCAGCGGAAATAGACGGTACGAATATGACTTTTGAAACCAGCATTGATGGAACGAATTATTATCCTGTTCTTAACCCAGACACAGGGTCGGAATATTCCGTTCCGGTGGTTGCGAGCAAGATTACGCCGGTTAATATCTCATATTTTTACCATGCCAGATTTATCAAAGCAGTTTTTGCAAGTGTACAAACAGCTGCACGGACCGTGAAATTATTGAGTAAGGTGTAACGTGCGTAGAGATGAGATTGTAACTATCCTGGGCGAAACACAATTTTCTGAGGCTACCGAGATCTGGAAGGGTTCGGCTGTTTATGGCGTAAGTTGGGATAAAAGCGCGACGGTGACATTGACGCGCACAAATGCCTCAGTGGGTATGGTGGCAAATGCAGGCGAGGGTGCAAGCACACCAACGAATGATTTTGATTTGGCGGAGATCTTTTCGGAGATTGTTGATTATACGGATAGCCTGGGCAACATATTCAGGTGGATACCACGATTTTATATACTCAAGCTGGACACTCCAACAAAACGCGTTTGGATCATTTGTAAAAAATATATACCAGGTTCTTATTGCCCTTGGTGTTTTTACGATTTTGTAAATGGTGTTTGGCTTGATGGTATTTATGTTGGCAAGTATGTTGCCAGTGAGAGCGGCGGAAAACTTGAATCTAAAGCCGATAGATTCCCGTTAATCAATAAAAATATTGTAGATTTTCGAAATTATGCAATTGCGAATAACGTTGGTGGACTGTTGGGATACCAGCAGATGGACATCCACGTGTATGACATGCTCCAGGTATTATTTACGGTTGAGTATGCCACACTGGATGCTCAATCCAAAATGCAGGGATGGACAACCGGGCAATATACAACGACGCACCTGGCGACGGTTACGGAAAATTCTGTTAATCGAATTGTGGTATCAAACGCAAATGCTGCACTTTATGCTGTTGGCCAGCCGATTGCTATTGGTACGAGCCAGGGAGGAAACCAGATATTTTATGGACGCATGATTACCAGCATTGACGTTTATGATGGCAGTAATAAGGCAATAACGTTTGATGGTGCTCCAGTTAATATTGCGACCGGAAATTATTTGTATAACATAGGCTGGAAAAATGGATTTAGCTCCGGGATTGCTGCAAGTTCAGGATCGTTATTATTAAATAACAATGGTAAATCTCCGATGGTATATCGAGGGATCGAAAATGTTTGGGGGTCTGTCTGGCAGTTTGTGGATGGGGTTAATGTGACGGATTTTCGTGCGTGGGTGTGTAAAAATGCAGCCAGTTATGCCAGTAATCTATTTGCAAGCCCGTATGAACAGCTAGGGTATCTGAATGCTAATGCAAATAATTATGTCAAATACATGGGTTTTGATCCACTGTTTCCGTTTGCTGAATTCCCGGTTGATGTGAGTTCGAATTTCTACAAAGATTATTACTACCAGGCTTCCGGGCAAAGAGTTGCCCGTGTTGGCGGGAGCTGGGTCTACGGCGGTAGTGCCGGTCCCTGGTGCTGGGGCCTGGACTTCGCGTCGTCGGCTGCGCACGTGAGCTTCGGGGTGCGTCTCCTCAAAAAACCTCTTTAGGGAGGTTTGGAGGATCCCCTTCAAATAGGTTTTAGGTTTTAGGTATTAGGTGTTAGGTGTTAGGTGTTAGGAAATTCAGAGAAAGTGAGGTTATTATAAAAAATTTTTGGGATTTAGGGTGCGCGGTTGCCCATGTTGGCGGGAACTGGAACAACGGTTCGAATGCCGGTCCTTGGTACTGGAACCTGAACAACTCGTCGTCGAATGCGAACGTGAACATTGGTGGGCGTCTATTCATTAGTATTAAAAATTTTATTTTGCACCTTATCTTCCATGCCACTTGGCAAAAATTAAGCCGTAAAGAGCAGGGTTTAGTAGCAATTGTCGAAAGACCTTGAGGCTAATGAGGAAACTATGAAACGAAAAGGATTTTTATATTCAAAAATTTGTGAGATTGAAAATATCAAAAGGGCTATTTTAAAAGCCTCATTGGGAAAACGCGATCGAAAGCACGTAAAACTTGTAATCACAAATTTGAATTACTATGCAAATAAGATTCAGGAAATGTTATTAAGTGAATCTTACTTGCCGTCGCCTTACAGCATCAAAAATATTTATGATGGGACCAGTAAAAAAGAAAGAACGATCTATAAACCTAGATTTTATCCCGATCAGATTATCCACTGGGCATTGATATTGATTTTGGAGCCTTTGTTTATGCGCGGTATGTATGTAAATAATTGTGGATCGGTACCGGGGCGTGGATCTAGTTATGGACAAAAACTATTAAGAAATGCTCTTGATTTGGATTATAAGGGGACAAAATATTGTCTAAAAATGGATATTTCCAAATTCTATCCGTCTATTGATCAGCAATTATTAAAAAATATGTTTCGAAGAATTTTGAAAGACAAAAAAACATTACGACTAATTGACACTATTATCGAAAGTTCTGAAACTGGCTTACCAATTGGAAATTACACCAGCCAATGGTTTGCCAATTATTATCTTCAGGATCTTGATCATTTTATTAAAGAGAAATTGGGGATAAAACACTATATTCGATATGTGGATGACCTGGTTATTTTAGGAGGTAATAAAAAACGGTTACACCAGGTAAGAATTAAAATTGGTGAATTTTTACAAGTGAAAAGGCTATCCATTAAAAATAACTGGCAATTATTTTTAGTATCAAAACGGTTTATTGATTTTCTTGGACTGAAATTTTACCGCGATCATACCACGTTGAGAAAATCAAATGCTTTGAGAATTCGACACAGAATTATAAAAATCGTTCGGAAAAAATTCTTAAATTTCAAGGACGCCTGCGCAGTTGTTTCCTATTGGGGATGGATAAAACGCAGTAATAGTTATTTGTTTTTCAAAAAGTACTTCAAAATCAGCCTGACTCAGGCGAAAGGAGTGATACGGAATTATGCCAAAATACGATGCAATTCCAGAGTTTGGGCAACTGGTTGAGTTTATTACGCAATCTGAGCCGGTTTTAGTGGATGGCGAGCTGGTGTATGGTGTGGTGATCAATAGTGTTGATCTTGTGGACCAACCAATTGTGGAAGCCGCCGAAAGTTTGTTGGCGGATTATGAAAAGATTGAGATTTTGCGACCGATCCCGGAAGTACCTGTGGAGGAGATTCCGCTGGTGGTGGATAAAATTGCTGCAGTTTATCATAGCGATATTGCAAAGCTGGCTACAGTGACGTCGCAACCCAAAGAGATTGTCAAGACATACAAAGATTGGGTTGTTGGTGAGGCGGTTGCAATTGGCGATGTGCGTGTTTATCCAATGGACCATAATTTGTATCAGGTGATTCAGTCACATACCACCCAGGCAGATTGGGACCCAGTGACAGCCAAGGCTTTGTGGAAGCGTTATTACGAACCGGATGATAATCCCTGGGAATGGATCCAACCACTGGGTGCTCACGATGCGTATCCGCTGGGGGCGAAGGTTTTGTTTGAAGGCGATGTGTGGGAGAGTACGATCAATGCAAATGTGTGGGCGCCTGGTGTGACCGGTTGGAAAAATTTGACCGGGACCACGCCAGAAACTTATGCAGCTTTTGTACAACCCACAGGTGCGCACGATGCTTATAACATTGGGGATAAGGTGACTTTTGAGGGTCATTTATGGGAGAGTTTGATTAATGCAAATGTTTGGAGTCCAACGGTTTATCCAGCCGGTTGGCGTGATTTAGGTGTGTATCCGTAATTAATAAATTAGACAAATTTGAAAGGAAGGTTGTAAATGACATTAAAAATGAGTGTAGCGGTGAGAAATGCGGAGCTGGATGCGATTGAAACGGCGATTGGTGTCAGTGCGGTATTGAAGATCAGAACCGGGGCACCACCCACGAATATTGCAGATGCAGATTCCGGAACTGTGTTGGCGACGATGACTCTGCCGAGTGATTGGATGGCGGCTGCCTCAGCTGGAGCAAAGGCGAAGACTGGTACCTGGGAGGATGTTGCCGGGGATGCGGATGGTGCTGCCGGGCATTTCCGGATTTATGCCAGTAATGGCACCACCCAGCACATGCAGGGTACCGTATCCGGATCCGGTGGTGGTGGCGACATGGAATTGAACAATGTGAATATTGCTACCGGGCAGCCGGTGACGATTACCGGATTTACTTTGACTGCCGGGAACGCATAAGCTGAGGTGACATGACACAGTACGCCAGGCCGGATGGAGATATTACCAGAACCGGAGTTGGTGGGGGATCCTACGCCGATATTGACGAGGTAAGCCCATCCGATTCTGATTTTATCTATGGAGCAGAGAACACTGCGGTGACATTCGAGTGTTCTCTTTCCGATCCCAATGCACCATCCGTTGATACCGATCATGTGATCCGTTACCAGGTTGTAAAACTGAACGACACAACTCCGGACGGTGCTGGCAATGCTGTGTATGTGACTGCATACCTGTATCAGGGATCCACTTTGATTGCCACTGATGCGCAGCGGACATTGACAGGTACCTGGACCCAATATGACTGGGCAGTACCCAGCGCGAGTATTGCCAATATCACCGATTATTC